GATGTGCACGGCCTCGGTCGCGCTAACCACGCCAGCACGCACAGCCTCATGCACCTTTTCACCGCCATCGGCAAGCAGAAGCATCTGATCAACGTGGCCGCGAGACTTGCCGACCATGGCGGCGATCTCGGCATTGCTCAGACCTTCTGCGCGCAGGTCGCTGTAGACCTTGGCGTAACCAAGCGGTGCTAGGGCAAGTTGACTATTGCTGGTGACGATGCGCGCCTTGCGCTCGGCAGCGGTACCGGTGAAAAGCAGAGCGTTAACGTACTCCATCGGCTCGCCTGGCTTAACCTCGTAACCCTCAAGAGCCAGCTCACGATAGCAGGTAGTGCGGCAGTGACCCTCAACCAGCTCGGTGGCGCCAGTCTCAGGGTTAACCCAAACCTCAATAGGAGGCAGCTTGCCGCCATTGCGAACGAATGCCTTCATGCCGTCGATGTGGGCGCGCAATTCGGCGGCATCGTTGAACTTGCGGCTGTCGTTGAAACCCTCGACGACAACGAGGTTTTCGATTGCCACGCGGAACAGGTCGCCGCGCTTTACGGTTTTGTCGCCTACCAGCTTAGTCATGGTGTAGGTCATTGCGTGAATTCCTTGTAAGAGCCGTCTTTGTTTAGATTGCAAACGTTGCTGCCCAGGCGGTGAGGATAATGCCGGCAGTCGCGATGGCAGGTGATCGTCTTGTCTTTGCCTGCCATTCGGTAGGTGTCAACTGTGAATCCTCGATGACTGCAAACGCGGCACTTCGGCAGGATTCGGTATTCGTCTGGGTGCTTCGGTAGCGCCCGCCGTGCGCGGCATTGCTGGCAGCGGGTGTGGGTTTTCAAATCATCGGAGACCATATGGCTTTGATGGTTTCCAGGTGCTTGAGCGCGTAACTCTCAAATCTAGCAGCCTCCTCCTCGCTCACCCTAGCTATGCTGCAAGGTCGGAAGATTCCTTTGCGCTGGAGCATAAGAAATACTTCAGCACAATACCCTCCCTCATCATCGTCATAGCATTCATTGCGAAGCCTAATGTCCCAACGAAAACAGAGGTTCATGTCCACATCGAAAGGCTCGAATTCGTCAAGAAATTCGCTCATGGTCTCGAAGTGCATTGCGCCGTCACTGGAATAGTAATTGCTCTCCGAGCAATAGTAAGGATGTTTCACAGACAGTTTTTCAAGAATACTCATCACATCTACCCTCTCTTCTGGTTGCCAAAAACCTATCTATAGGGCAGACTATACGCAATCAAATAGCAACTATCAAGGGGCAGATTGTGAATCAAGTAGTCATGCAGAAGAATCTGGAGGGTACGCCGCAAGGTAAAGCCTTTCTGGGCGTCATTAATGCGGCGGGCGGACCGCAAGCGCTGGCGTCAACCATCGGTGTCAGCAAGCAGGTGGTGGATAACTGGATCTACCTGTCTAAGCGGGTCAGCCGAGAAGGTGCACTAGCTATCGAGGCTGTTTTCGATGGCGTGACCAAGGAGCAGCTTCGACCAGATGTCGCTGATTGGGATGCGGTAACCGAGAACCGCGACCTGATGGCTGAGCTGGCTAGCACTCCGCGCGGTCGCGGGCTGCTGCTGGTCATGTCTAGGGTCAAGAATTCGCGTAAGGCGCTGGCCAATCTCCTCGGCCTGAGTTCGCCGTCGCTGGTCAAGAACTGGATTGCTCGGGGCTACCTGCCAAAGCAGCATGTCAAGCCGCTGCTGGGGATGGATGAGTTCAAGGGGCTTACCGCCGAGATGATTCGGCCTGATTTGCATGAGTTGGATTACTGATATGAATATTACAATCGGCGACAAGGCAATCATCACGACCGACAACTGGTTTTATGCACCCGATGGACGTCAATACAAAGCAGTTTATGGAACCGTCAAGGCTGTGCGATCAAGTGAAGATACGCTTGGCATCAGAACCAATGCGCGCAGCACCAATTGGTATGTGGAGATAGGCAATATGACCATCGCTGGATGCCAGATTCACTACCTGGTCAAATCAGGCTCATGCAATTTTGATCGAGTACCAGATTACCAAGCTGACGCGCAAGGCCTGTCTGAGTTCATGCGCCCATCCTCAATTTACGACGCCGACCAATGACTGACGGCAAAATCCCCCAGTCCGACATCGACCGCGCCCGATACGACATCGTGTCGGTCGTATCGGCTCGCATTGATCTAAAGAAGGCCGGCAAGAACCTGACAGCCTGCTGCCCCTTCCATAACGAAAAGTCTCCATCGTTCAGTGTCAGCCCTGAAAAGGGCTTCTACTACTGCTTCGGCTGTGGCGCCAGCGGCGATGCCATTAAATTCGTGATGGCTTACGAAGGCCTGGATTTCCGCAATGCCGTGACTGCGATCAATGGCGATCTGCCAAGCACCGTGACGCACGCCAAGGTGCAAGCGCACATTAACGCTGACCGCTCCGTCAAGCCATCCAATCACCGCGAAGACCCCGCGAAATCCCAATCCATCCTAGACCGCTGCACGACCACCGATAACCACATGTACTTGCTATCAAACAACACCGCACCATTCCAAAGCGCGCTGAACTTCAAGGGCGCGCTGATCGTTGAGCTATTCAATCTTGCTGGAGAGCTGGTCAACCTGGCTGTCATCAAGGATGGTGAGATACGCTATGTCGCTGGCGGCATCTCCTACGGCGCTGTAGCCGTGCTTAATCCAGCGCATGAGCCAGATGGCGCAACCATACTTTGCGTCGACTACGCCGAAGCCTTGCGCCTCTGGTGGCTGATGAAGGGTAAGACCAAGATCATCTGCGCGATGGAGTTTGAGAATGCCAAGTGGATTGCTGACAAGCAGCGCGTTCGATTCACCCATGTCGGCTGCTCGGAAGAGTACGAGCAACATTTTTACGACTATGGGCACGATGTGATCTTGATTCCTGATCCATACGCTGCTAAGGTTGAATCGTAAGCCGAGCTAAACCCTCTCTGCTGGCTGCGCCCCAAACCCTCTTCGGAGGGTTTTTTAATGCCTGTAATTCAGGTTTTGCGGGAATTAAAAAGCCCGCTCATTGGCGGGCTTGTTGGTTGCGCTGGATGGCTGCTTTGGCTCTGAATATGTACTCGCAAATCGTTCGCTCGCTTCGCCTAAGCTCTGTAGCCAGCTGGGCTATCGTCTTGCCTGATGCCTGTTTCTGCTCAAGAAGAGATATGCATTCATCGTCTGTGAGCATGGCTTTGCGACCCCTACCGCGAAGCTCTACGCCCATCGCAACCAGTCTTCTGCATACCGCCCTTGGGTCAATGCCGAAGATGCCGGACAAGTCGTAGGTGGTCATGCCTGAGCGATAAAGGTTGATCATGCGTTGCAGGTCTTCGCTGCTGAACCATACAAAGCGCTCGCTAGCGAAAATGTCCTCAAGCTCCATGGCTAGGCAATCTCCATGTCGCGGTCGTTCCAGCCGGCCAGCCACCAAGCCCAAAGGCTGGTGAATGGCTGATATGGATTAGCGAGCTTGCTGGCGCCATCGTCTCTTGCTTTTTTGCCTCTGCGGTATGAAGTGCTCATTGCGCGATCCTCTCATGGTTAGATTTGATTCTATGATAGCAACTATAGCGCGTCAACACCGCTCAGTAAAAAGCCAGCTGGTTAGGCTGGCTTGGTGGTCACTCAGGGTAGCTGTCTGGCTCGGGGTCTAGTTCCTCAGGCTTGCACCACTGGCACTCGGCGTGCGCATTCAGCCCAGGCAAAGCGATAACGCCAAGGTCGTCGCAATGATCACACATCGAGGTGATTGGCGGCGGATCCAAGTTGTGATCGCCCACATACGGATAATTCTTAGCCTTCATTGCCTTCCTCTCTTGCATGCTGCTCGCACGCTGCTTTCGCCTCATCAAGATCAAGCATCGGCATGCTGATAAACGCGCTGCCGAAGCTTGGTCGGTACATTACCCTTTCGCCAATCCTGAACCTGGCGATTCGGTAGCCGAGGTCACCTGTGAGGTGGTAGGGGGATTTTCTTTGCCATTGCATTGCAGGCTCCACAGTCGGTCACGATACCAATTGGCCTTGGCTAGATCCTCGGTTGCATCGCCCTTCTCGCCAGCGCGCAGGCGGTACTTGAGTGCGTTGCCTTTGCAGAAGCCGGCAAA